AAACATTGGTTGCTGAAACAGTACCGTCGAGAGTCATATTCCCTGCAACCGAACTAATGCCGCCGCTTACCGAAATACCACTTAAAGCCGATACGATATTGTTACCCTTTAGGATTCCATCGAGGCCAATATCACCACTTACATTTAAATCTCCGCTAGCAGTAATATCACCGTAAGTTCCTGATAAAGCAACAGTAGGATCCGCTATTAAACTATCAATAACCACAGACCCGTCTGATTTTTCGACAAAATTTGCCGTCAGGGGTATTTTCTTTAGATTAGGGTCTAAAGCCATGACTTATTACATTTCTTTAGGCGGGAAAGGTTTTTTCTTCTTTTTCTTAGCGGCAATATCTTCTATTTCTTCGGAATCAATGGCACCGTCATCATTTTGATCTGCCTCTTCTTCTGGAGGAAGCTCCTCTTCGCCTTCTAACCCTTCTTCTGCATCCATACCTGCTGCATCCATACCTGCTTCATCCTTAGCAGATTCAATTTCAGTGGTTAGGTCTGCGACCAAACTATTAAGTTTCTCAAGGTTTACCATCAATTGATCTTGCCCAATATCCTCAGAAGGAACTTCCTCTTCTGGCATCTCGTCACCCATTTGATCTTGATCCATGCCTTGATCCATGCCTTGATCCATACCCTGATCCATTTGCCCATCCTCTACTTCTTGATCAAACTCTCCCTTAGCATCTGCTGCTGCTGCCTCTGCGTCCATAGGAGCCTCTTGACCCAGGGTTTCGTCAGACGGGTACTGCTCTTCTTCACCACCCATCATTTGCTCTTCTCCAGGCACTCCTTGAGCGGCACCACCCATCATTTGCTCTTCTCCAGGCACTCCTTGAGCGGCACCACCCATGGTTTTTAATACGTGACCTATTTTTTCAAGGTCCATCGCTACTCTACCAAGATCAACATAATTCATGAAAGAGTTTTCTTGTAAAACGTCTGAAAATCCAACACTGTAAAACAAGGCATTAAGGTAATCGTTAACATCAATAGCCTCTACACCATTCTTTTCTTTCAATAAACTAGCCATCTCTGATAAGATTTTCTTATTTATAGAATCTTTAGAGCAAACTCTTGCCAACGATTCAAAAACAACAACCTGAGCATTTAACAAGCTCCTAAACGAAGGAGTATCCTTCAGAGTATTAATATTAATACCATACTGTTCATTAAGGGTTTTAATAAACAATTCTTTAGCAGGCTTCTTAATTTCAAATATACGGGAGGCAAAGTTTTTAATATCTTTAGCTTTGATAGCAATAGATTCATTCAAAGCTAAAGAATTGTTAATAACCTTAGACAATTGCTTTTTAGAAGCTAGAGCTAAATATGGCACTTCAGCGATTGCTTCACTAATAATCTTTGTCAGATTTTCGACTTCAGGATTAAATACATATCCACACATCTCATTAATCTTATCATTAGATGCCCACACCACATCAAAATTATCTTTAGAAGTGAGCAGTTCTTTACGAATTAGTTCCTGCTGGCAGATTATTTCATAAATAGAACTAGAGTTACCTTCCTTGAGAGTGTAGCTTTTATTTTCTACCAAAGCGTCATAACTTAATCTAGGGAAATCAAATGCTCTGGAGACCGTGTTGGATAACTTCACAGAATTTTTAATCTCTTCTATGTTTTCAATCTTATTGTTATTTTCTTTAAGATACTCTGCAATATTTTTGGTAGCTTCTAATAATCTTGTGAATTCAGGAGTATTAATTATATTAGTAGAAGAATCAAACTTTTCTTTTGCTTCTCTTATTTTCAATTTTACCTTATCAAATTTCAGTCTATCTTCCCATAGGGATAAAAGATCAGTGAACGTCAGTTCAGCCTGAGGATAAGAATTTTCATATAAATTCTTTATAAAGTTACCAACTTTGTTTCCCACAAAATTATCATATTTTTTAGTATCCTCAAAAATATCAGTAGATTCTACTTTTATATCCTCAAGAACTACATCCTTGGATATAGAATACTTACCTTTAATAATCTTATTTGATTCAGTTAGATACGTAACTTCATTTTCAGTGATAGAAAATAACTCTACGTTTTCTCTTAGAGACCTACCAAGACAATCTCCCATCTTAATTAAAAGCGAAAGCTTGTTATCTCTGTTTTGTAAAACATGTGTCAACATAAATTTAATACTCCTACTTACATTATATATGTAATCTAGATTTCCTTAGTTTCTAGTTTTTATTCTTATTTTCCTCTCTTAGGATCATTCTAGTCACCTTTGCCACTTCCCCGTTCCTATTGTCCACTAATAACTTACTTCTAAGAGCTTTAAGAGTGTCAATCCTGGATACCTCTTTGGATACCTCTTCCTGTGCTGTAGGAGGTGTGTTTTCCTCACCCTCCATACCCATTTCAGGCCCAGGAGGAGGGGGAGCGCCCATAGGAGCACCACCCATAGGAGCCCCTGCGCCCATGTCAGGAGGCATCATAGCCTGCTGCTGCTCCATCATTTCTTCCATTTCTTCCTTAAGCTCCTTCTCAATCTCCTCAATTTCTTTATCATTAAGATTATAGTAGTCTTTATAAATTTTAGATTTTGGAAATAATTGAAGAGCTAACACTTGGCTAACAACCCCTGCTTTTTGAAGATCAATATCTAACCTTCGTTTAGTAAACATATCAGAAGAATCAGGAAGCTCCATTCTTAAAGAATTAACTAAGTTATCAGGGAATCCCTTAATTTTAAGATGCCTCTTAGCAATGGACTCAAGAGCAACTTCAATACTATGTTGAATCCTAGAAACAGTTCTAGCAAATTTAACATCTAATTGTGACAAATTCGCCTTTCTCTCTGGCGACTGTTCTTTTTCTACAATGTAGTCCTTTGGAATCTTAAGAGCAGCTAAAAGCTTATCTCTAAAGTATTTAACATCATCAACCTCTCCTAAGTTCTGAGCCCCAGGCAGGGTATCAATTTTTGTACCATTCCCGCCCCTAGTAGGAACAAAGAAATCTTCATCAGCGGAGAGAGGGTTATATCTTGCATCAACTTGACCTGTGTTACGATCGAAGAACTTCTCCTTTTTAAACTTATCTTTTAGCCTTTCAATAAACATTTCAGCTTTAGACGAAGGGAGTTGACCAACGTCAACATAAAAGATTCTTCGTTCTGGTGCCCTCATTAATCTATAGATCAACATAGCATCTTCCATTAACTTTAAAGATCTATAAATTTGTCTAGCTAAGGCAGCAATTGATTTTCCGTATGGATAAAACAAAGGGTCAGAAGAATGAAGCCTGAAATGAACAATCTGATTCTTGTCAAGCTCTATATACTGCTTGCCCTTCATAAACTGTCCTTGAACTCCATATGAATCCCAATCACTCTTTGAAGGAATTTCTTGCAAGAAGTCAGTTAAGTATCCGTATTCATTCTCAACTCTAAGAATATAATTGGGATTGAGAATTTTTACTCTATTGATTCCGGCTTTAGGGTTATCTAAATCAACAATCAATTCAATAAAACAGTCCCCATATTTTACAGTATTACGAATGACATCCCAGTAGAATCTATCAAATTTAATAGTCTCAAATAAATTCTCAACTTCTTTTTTAACCAACTCATCGTCGGTTATTACTTCCCACCTAGTACCTTCTATATTCTTTTGAGAGCAATCATCTGCATAAATATCAAATGCTGCCCCAATTTCTGGGTACTCATCCATCAACTCATATTCTTTATACCTGCGTTTGCGATTTATTTCAAGTTCTGGGAGTACTGGAAGGCTACCTCTAGACACCGAGAAAGATGCGGGATCCCCCCCTGTAGGTCTGTCTAATTTAATAACTTCTGGACTTACTACGGTATCGCCGCTAATGGGCTTCTCCATAGTATCAGGATCGTCTCCAAATTGTCGAACTACAGCATCTTGTGCTTTAGTAGCAAAAAACTTGGAAAAGAACCGCCCTAATCTGCCTACTGGATAGAAGAACCAGGATCCTCTCTGTGGGGATCCTCCAAACTCAGTATAACCTTCTTCAATTATATCTTTGTTTTTGTCTACTTCATCAGCCATTTTAGATCTTCCTCTGATATTCCACCTGGACCATAAGTCTTCACTGTA